TATTCCGTGGGCGACATCCTTGGCGCCGTGGTGCCGGAGTCCGTGACGCTGGCGAAGAAGGAGGGGCGCGCAACGGTGCGCTTCTCGCGCCGCGAGGCCGTCGAACCGATCTGGAGAGACGTTCTCGACAAGATCATCACGAGCCTCTCGGTCGGCTACCTGGTGCACAAGTTCGAAGAGACGAAACCCAGCGAAGAGAACGCGCTGCCGATCCGGAAGGCGATCGACTGGGAACCTTTCGAAGTCTCCCTGGTCGGCATGCCGGCCGATGCCGGCGCCAAGGTCCGCAGCGAGAACGTCGAGACGCATCCATGCGAGATCGTGAGCGCGGTCACGCGCAGCGAAAAGGAGATTCCAGTGCCCGACCCCAACCGGTCCGAGTTCATCGCGGAGCAGCCGGCGATCGTGCCCGCTCCCGCTCCCGCGCCAGCCCCCGAGCCCAACGAGCGGGACCTCGGCGCTACCCAGGAGCGCGAGCGCGTGCAGGGGATCCTGACCGCTTGCCGGGCGGCCCGCTTGCCGCAGTCCTTCGCCGATGCGCTCATCAAGGACGGGACGCCCCTCGTACGCGCGCAGTCGCTCATCTTCGAGGAGCTGGCGAAGCGCGACGTCCAGGGCGATGGGCCGGGACCGATCCCGTACGGCGGCCGAGTCGTCGAGATCACGGGCGACGACCCGCTCGTCCACGAGCGCGCCGGCATCGAGGAGGCCCTGCTGCACCGACTCTATCCCTACGAGCAGCGCACCGAGACGATGTCCACCGACGAGGGTCCGAGGAAGGTCACGCGCGATCTCGGGTTCAAGCTCACCGAGAAGGGCCGGAAATACCGCGGCATGAACATGCTGCGCGTGGCCGAGGTCTTCATGTCGGCCCGCGGCGTGCGGACGACGCACCTGACCCCGATGCAGATCGCATCGGCCGCGCTCGGCCTCTCGGAGCGCGGCGGGATGCACACCACCTCCGACTTCGCGAACCTCCTGTCCGACCTCCCGGGCAAGGTGCTCCAGAAGGCGTACGAGGAAGCGCCGCAGACCTTCGGCCCGATCGTGCGCCGCGGCACGCTGAACGACTTCAAACCGGCGCGCCTGCTGCAGCTCGGCGAGGCGCCGGCGCTGCTCGAAAAGCTCGAGCACGGGGAGTACCAGAGCGGCACGATCGGCGAGGCCAAGGAGCAGTACCAGCTCAAGACGTACGGGCGGAAGTTCGCCATCACCCGCGAGGCGCTCATCAACGACGACACCGACGCCTTCTCGCGGGTGCCGATGGCGTTCGGCCGCCAGGCCCGCAACCTCGAGTCCGACCTGGTGTGGGCTCAGATCACGGCCAACGCCGCGATGGGCGACGGCGTGGTCTTGTTCCACGCGACGCACGCCAACCTGGCCGCTGTGGCCGCGGCCATCGCGATCGGACCGGTCGGTATCGGCCGCTCTTCTATGCGCCAGCAGAAGGGCATCGACGGAGCGTCGCCGTTGAACATCCCGCCCATGTTCCTGATCGTGCCCTCAGCGCTGGAAACGGTGGCCGAGCAATTCGTGGCCACCAATCTCACGCCGGCCACGTTCTCGGCCGTGAACCCGTTCGCCGGGAAGTTGACTGTGATCGCCGAGCCCCGGCTCGACGCGGACAGCCTCACGGCCTGGTACCTCGCCGCGTCCCCGGCGGCGGTCGGAGTGATCGTGCTGGGTACCCTGGCGGGGGAGTCCGGACCGCTGGTCGAGTCCCGCGTGGGCTGGGACGTGGATGGACTGGAGATCAAGGTCCGCCACGACGTCGCTGCCAAGGTCGAGGACTGGCGGGGCCTGTTCAAGAACGCCGGAGTGTAAGGGAGACGACATGAAAACCTACGAACAGCCGGGCGAGGTGATCGAGTTCGCCGCGCCCGCGGGCGGCGTGGTCAGCGGGACGGGCGTCAAGATCGGGGATCTCTTCGTGGTCCCCACCGTGACCGCGGCTGCGACCGTGCGATTCAACGGCGTCCGGTTGGGCGTGGTCGAGCACGCGAAGGTCTCCGCTCAGGAGTGGACCGAGGGCCAGCAAATCAACTGGGACGACACGGCCAAGCTCATGACCACGGTCACGACCGGAAACTTCCGGGTCGGCGTCGCCGCGCGGGTCGCTGCCAACCCGACCGCCACGGGCAAGGTGGTCCTCCACGGGGGGAACCTCGGGGCCGCGCTCGCATAGAGCGGCTGGTGACGATGGATGGGGCTCGCGGCGGTCATCTCCTCGGCGTTCGCGGCCGCTCACGCGGCCACGCTGGGCGTCCAGGTCGACATCTCCTTTGAGGCGATCGTCGGCCAGGACGCCTACGGGAGGGAGACGTTCGCGAATCCCGTAGGACTGAAGGCCCTCCTGCAAGCGGATCCGTCGATTGGTGGTCAAGAGCTCGAGCTCTTGGCCATCGTCACGTTTCTCGAGCCAGTTCCGCCGACGGTGCCGAGCAACACGGGGTTCATCCGACAAGGTCCGATCGACACCAGGGACAGGCTCGTGCTCCCCGACGGACGCACGGGCCCGATCGTGCGCGTGTTCGACGGGATGGTGAGCGAGGAGACGGGCCTGCCGGTCGCACATCAGATCCAGATCGGAAAGGTGGTCTAGTAATGGCGGCGGCGCTTCGGATGACGCTCGATGGCGATCGCGCGATGAAGCGAAAGCTCGAGTCCATGGTCCGCAAGTTCCCCGTGGCGGTGCGGCGCGGCACGCGCATCGTCGCGGAGCAGAAGCTCGCGATTACTCAGGACAGGGTGCCCGTCAAGACGGGCAAGCTCAAGTCGACAGGGAAAGTCCGCATCAGCCTCCGCAAGGTGCTGGGCGACGAAAACATCTCGGCCACGATCGTCTATGGAGGCTCCGGTGTCCTCTACGCCCGCAGGGTGCACGAGAATCTCACCGCGAGGCACAAGGGCGGCGGCAGGGCGAAGTACGTAGAGAGCGTCCTCATGGAGTCCGTGTCGAGCATCGGCGCGGACCTCGCCCGCGCGATCGACCTCAAGAGGGTCGCGATGGAAGCGAAGTGACGCACTACCTCTCCATCGAGGCGCTACAGGAGCCGAACGACGCGCTGGGCTTGGACGAGGCGCGGCGCGCACAGTGCTCGTTCAACGTGTTGGCGATGAAACGCCCCGGCCCCGACTTCTTGCGCGAGATCGTCGCCTATCTCGAAAGCGTCGGGGTCGGACTGGAAAACGAGACCATCTTCGCGGGCCCCAAGGTGATGCTCCCCTCTTCCGATGGTCCGATCCTTTTGATCCGGTCCACAGGTGGGACCGGGCCGGTCGGCACGCACAACGACGGCCCCGGGGCCTATCGGCGGCCGGGAGCACAGATCGTCGTCAGGGCCGCGACGTGGGCTGCCGCTGAGGCAATGGCCCGGGCCGCCTACGACGCGCTGATCGCGATCAGAAATCAGGCGGTGTCGGCGTGAGGAAGAAGCCCGCTGCGGTTCCGCTGGCAGCGCCACTGACGGGCGAGCGACAGCCCGACTTCTTGTGGGGCGGCCGGCCGGTATTCCGATGCCGGCAGTGCCTCTACGAACGGGTCGAGAACCTCGATGCGGTACTCGAGCACGAGGCAGGCCATCAGCCGGCGTCGCGCCCATCCGTGATCGTCGGTCCGGGTGGCGAGGCACTCCAAGTAGCAGACGACGCATAGGAGACCAGAATGAGCGACGCCATCATCGGAACCGGAATCCGCCTCCAGGCAGGCGACGGCGCTTCTCCGGAGGTCTTCGTCTCTGTCGCGGAGCTGGTCTCACTGACGCCGCCCGCGCAGTCGCGGAACGAGATCGACGTCAGCACGCACAACGAGGGCGTGGAGGCGAAGATCCTCGGTATGCTGCGTCAGGGCCAGGTCGCGGGTGTGGTCAACTGGGTCCCGACCGACGCGACCCATGTCCAGATGCGCGCCGACCTGAAGAACAACGTCAAGCGCAACTGGCGGATCACCTACCCACCCGACCATGTCGTGATGCACACGTTCGCCGCGCGCGTGCAGAAGTTCGAGATCCCGGAGGTCACCACCGATGCCGCGCTGTTGGGGAACATCGCCCTCACACTGGACGGCAACATCACTGAAGCGCCGTAGCCGTAGACGACCACGACCACGAATTGAAGGAGATGCTCTGATGAAAAACCGCACCCGACTTCTCACGAGCCTCGCGGCTCTCGCCTTCCTCGTGGTCGGACTGCTCGGGCAGCAGGGCGACGTCCGCGCAGCAAGTCTCACCTCGCGTGTGGAGATCAAGGTCACGGGCACGTTGACCAATGTGCTGGACCTGACGACCGCATCGTCACCGATGGCCGTGGCGAGGCTCCAGGACTTCGCAAACGGAGTCGGGGCGAGCCAGGCAAACGTCATCTGGAGCGATCGCAGAACGCTCGCGGCAGCTACCACGGAAGATCTCGACTTCGCCGGCGGCGGCTTGGTCGATGCGTTCGGATCCGCGATCGCTCCGGCGAAACTGCGCGCCGTCTTCATCTCGTCGGCGGCCGCGAACGTGCAGGACATCACGCTCTTCGGGGATGTCAACTCGATTCCGCTGCTAGGTACGGCGGCGACCACGGTCACCCTACAGCCAGGGGGCGTGTACCTGTTCACAGCGCCGGCGACGGCTGGGGTGGCCGTCACTGCCGCCACGGGCGATATCATCCAGGTCGCAAACGGGGCCGGCGTGTCGGTCACCTACGACATCGTCGTCGTGGGTACTTCGAGCTGATGGAGCCGCTCGAAATGACCGAAGCGACGAAGCAGCTCACGGCCGATGACATCCTGGCCGCGTCCGATCTTGAGATCCGTGAGGTGCATGTCCCCGAGTGGAACGGCTCGGTGTACATGCGGGTGCTACCCGCTGATGAGGGGCTCGAGCTCAACGAAAAGATGCTCGCGTTGTCGAAGGAGAAGGGGCACGAGGCCATTTTCCTCCTGCTCGCATCGAGTCTGGTGACATCTGCCGGGGAGCGCCTTTTCACGGCGCCGGATCAAATTGCCCGGCTGCGAAGTCGCAGTCAAAAGGTCTTGATCCGTCTACAGAAGATCGCGCTGACTCTACAGGGCTGGTCGGAGGAGGAGCCCGTAAAAAACGTCTAGAGCGGAGCGGCGCCCGCCGCTTCGCTCACCGCCTGGCCTTGAGGCTCGGTCATTTGAACGTCGACCGCATGCTCCGTGGCATGACGATCAGGCAACTCCAGGAGTGGCGCGCCTATGCGGACCTCGAACCATTCGACGAAGAGCGCGACGACCTCAGAGCCGCGAGCATCGTGCAGGCCATCTACAACGTGCATCGCCGTAAGAACTCGCCCCAGATCCCGCTCAAGGATTGTGTCCTGCGATTTGGCGAGGCTCCTCAGCCAGGCCAGGCGCAGCGCACACCCGCCCAAGCTGTCGAGCAGATCAAGGCCGTGATGCGCGATCTCATGGCGACCCACAACAAACCCGAGAGGGGCGAGCGCGTGAGGCGCCCCTAGCGCTGGGGGCGATGGTATTTGATTTTGTTGAGCATGCAGAAGAGATGAGCCACAGACTCAGGCATATGTCGCTCGCTGCTCTCCCAGCGCGCCCAGGTGCGTGCGGCAACGTGGACCTGGGCCGCCGCTTCTGCGAGCGACAGCCCAAGTCGTTTTCGATGCGCCTTCAGTGTTTCTCGGTCCATACCCGCCGAACCACGCCAGACCTCACCAAGCCTCTCCGAACCATGCCAGGCCCCGCCTTGCCTGCCGCGCCGGGCCAAGCCATGCCTTACCAGCCCGCGCCAGACCGTGCCGAACGTCGCCCGCCTCGCCCCGCCGTGTCATGCCACACCCGGCCTCGCGTTGCCCGGCCTCGCTCTACCTGCCTCGCCAAGCCCAGCCTCGCTCGACCTCGCCCCGTCGTGCCCCGCCAAGCCGCGCCTGCCTCAGTTCGCCCGCGGCTGACGTTCGATCTTTCTTCGGACCCTCTCCACACTGCGCGCCGCGGCCGCGACCTCTTTCCGCAACCCGAGCGCGTCGGCCAAGTCTTCGGCGCGCGTCAGGCATGCGGAAGCTCGCGAGAACTCCGTTCGCAACATCTCGCGGGCCGTGTCTGGCTCCGTCCGGAGGCGGGGCAGGGAAACGTATCCCTGCTCATCCCCTTCTGCCTTGGCGTCGCGTACGTAGAGCGGGACGGTGATGATCCGCGTATCCGTGGTGACCACGACTTCGATAAGCCTGATGAGCCGTCGCGCCTGGTCGATGCGGTAGGAGTGGCCCGCCTTCTGGTCGTCCCACTCGAAATACCTGTGGAGCGGGCTCTCTGGGTCCGTCGCCTGTCGTACGACAGCATCCGGGGTGATCCGTCCCTCGGCATCCTCGACCGCCTGGATGGCCCGCCGGACAGCCAACATGCTTTCCTCTTGCATCACGCAACCACCTTGAAGCCTCGCTCCGATGCGGTGGTCGTGAACCATGCGAGGAGATCGTGAGACTCGGCGTCGTAGCACTCCGGCTTGGCCAGGGCCGCATCTTGTGCGGCCATTCCGCCCCCGCTGAGGATCGCCTTGAACTTCGCGTCGTCTTGGCTGACAAGTTCGAACTGCCCATAGTTTCCGGCGCCCTTCTCGGGCCGCCAGTCACCAACGCCGCGCATGATTCCGGCGGCGGCCAGGAGGTTGGCGACCGCTTGCTCGCGCAGGATGGGCTTGACGTAGGTCACTCCCAGCCGGCAGGCCCAGTGCGGGACGATTGCGCGGGTCCGAACGTCGGGGGTACGGTTCATGTCCGCGCTGCGAGTGATGCTCATCAGAAGTTTCGGGATCCCGTAGATGGACACGTGGTCACCGTCGACGTAAGTGAGGCGGCCGATCTGAGCCTTGGCCGCGCCCGGGATATCGACGGCCACGGATCGCATGGCCCCCTTGAAGGCCGTCGCCAGCAACAGCAGTCGCGTGGGCACATCTTCACCCACAGCCCGGTACGCGCTGGCACGGAACTCCTCCGGGGGATTGTGTTTCAGGGATCCCGCTTTGTCGGCTGCGGTCTTCCTGCGGGGCAACAGCAGTTCGCGCCCCGCCTTCTCGCTCATCCGGTTCATGATGAGCGGCGTCCTGCCCAGAATGCAGCATTCGAATCGCCCCTGGCTGACCTCCAGAATGCTGATCTCTTCATTCGCCTTTGTCGTGACCATGCCTGGCCTCCTCTCTCGCCAGGCGCGGAGCGCGCCCGGCACGCAGAAATGATCCTACGACCAATGGTCATAGGAGGTCAAGCGTGAGTATTTCTATTGGCGAACTTCACGGCGTCATTTCCTTAAACGACCAGTTCAGCGGGCCCATCGATAAGGTCGCGAAGGCATTGGGCGTGTCGAGTAAATCGTTCACCGCCGTCGCGCAGTTTGCCGGGCTTGCGGCCGGGGCGATCGCATCGGCCGCGGGGGCGATCACACTGCTCGGCGTGCATGGCGGGAAGGTCGCCTCGATGGAGGCCGCTTTCGACAAGCTCTCTGGATCGGTCGGGGAGACGGGGGCTGCGATGCTGGCCGCGTCCCAGGGGGCGACCAGGGGATTGATCAGCGACTTCGACTTGATGGCCGCGGCCAACAAGGCCATCCTGCTCGGCCTGCCGGTCACAGCACAGTCGATGGGTGGACTCGCGCAGTCGGCTGTCGTGCTCGGCCGGGCGATGGGTCAAGACGCGAAAAAGTCTCTCGACGATCTGACGACGGCGCTGGGTCGCAGCTCGCCTCTGATCCTGGACAACCTCGGCCTCACGGTGAAGGTCGGCCAGGCGAATGAGGCGTACGCAGCCCAGATCGGCAAGTCGGCATCGCAACTCACGGAGGCAGAGAAGAAGACCGCGTTCTACAACGCTGCGATGGACGCGGCACAGAAGAAGGTGGCCGAGCTCGGCGGAATCCACCTGACGTTCGCCGATCGGGTGCAGCAGGGCCGGGTGATGGTGACCAACTTCGTCGACAGTTTGGGCAAGGCGATCGCAACGTCGCCCGTCGTGGCTGCGGGCATGGACTCGATCATGGAGGCGATCCAGGGCGCCTTCGGTTCAAACTCTCAGGACACCGTCAACGCACTGATGGGTTACGTGAATCAATTCGCGATCTTCCTCGTCGACGCGGCGAGTGTCGCTGTCGGGGCCGGGAGGCAGATCTCTAACATCTGGAACGGTCTCAAGGTCCTGTTCAACGAGGTGGTGGGATTCCAGATCAACCTCCTCGGCGATCTCGTCACGTCGTTCGGCAGCCTCGTCGAGGCTGCGACCCTCATCCCCGGCGTTGGCGAGAAGTTCAAGGGTCTGGAGACCAGCATCAAGGGAATCGGGACAGACCTGACCAACCTCGGTCAAGGTTTCCGGGACCAAGCAACGGAGGCTGTCGACGCTGCCGGGAGGCAGAACGCCGTCTTTGATTCCGTGCAGGCGGTGCTGGGCAAGACGCGTGACGCGATGGTCGCGGCGCAGGGCGCGACTACGCAGATGGCCACTGCGGCGGCCATGGCAGCCGAACAGATTGCCGCTATGGCGGACGCGTCGAGCAAGTCCGGGATGTTCATTTGGGACATGAACACCCAGATCCTCGCGAAGTTTGTGGAGCTACAGGACCAGCTAACGCTCGCGAACCTGAGCGGCCTCGAGCAGCGGCTTGCAGAAATCGAGATCAACCGGGAAAAAGAAATTGGCGGACTGCAGGAGTTCGCCTTCGCCAACATCGCAGAGTACGAAAAGCTCGTGGCCATGGTCAACGAGAAGTACACCCTGATGAGGGATGCGGCGGTCGGGGCGCAACTGACGATCGCCGAGGCCGCGAAACAGGCCGGGTTCCAGACGCGTGCGGCAATGGAGGAGACGGCAGACAGGGCGAAGCAGCTCTACGACGACATGAAGGTGAGCGGGGAGTTCACCTACAGCGAGTTGCAAAGAGCCCACGAGGAGTACAAGAAAAAGGAAGCCGAGCTGAACGGGACGAGCGCACAGCTCACCGTGGCTCTCTTCCAGACGATCGCAAGTCAGGTGTCTACGATCCTGGTCAGCCTCTTCTACAAAAACAAGACCATTGCAATCGGGACTGCGATCATAGACACGATCGCGGCCGCTGTGGCGGCCTTCAAGCACGGCGGGGGCTGGCCTCTGGGCGCGCTGGCCGCCGCGGCCACGCTGGCCGCGGGCTACGCGAAGGTCAATCAGATCCGGGGCCAGGGGTTCGCCGAGGGCACCGAGGGGACGCGCTTCGAAAACTTCGGATCCGGGACAGCGACCATGCTCCACGGACGCGAGGCCGTGGTGACAGAGACCCAGGCCGACTCCGTGGCTGGCAGGGTCGAGGCCGCGCTCATGACGCGGGATGCAGGGATGGTCGATGCTGTGAAGGAGAACACGTCGTACCTCCGCGCGATGCGCGATGAGACTGCACGCGAGCGGCGCCTCCTGCCGATCATGTTGAGGGGCGTGCTCCAGCAGGCCAGAGCGTGAGCGACGGTCACGTCCTGGAGATGGACCTGCCGGATGTTGCGTGGGAGAGCCCCGTCAACGTGACGGTGACGGGTAACGATCTTCAGAAGACGAGCGGCGGCGACGCGTGGAACGGCGGCGCAGTGTCGTCTCGCACGATCGCCTCTGGCGACTGCTACATGGAGTTCATCGCCAGCGAGATGAACACGGATCGCGCTATCGGCCTCGGCGACGATTCGACCTACGGTGACCCCGACTTCGCTTTCCGCCTTGATGCGCTCACCGGGCTGCACGTCTATGAGGCCGGCGTGCTCAAGGAAACGGGGGAGTCGTACATGACCGGAGACATGCTGCGCGTGGAGGTCGACGCCGGCGTGGTCAAGTACTTCAGGAACGGCGTGTTGTACTACACGAGCTTGACCGCGCCCACCTATCCTCTGCGCGTGCGGTGCCACGTCTACACGCTGGGCGCCACACTGAGCGACGTCATTCTCTACCCGTTCTCGCCGAATTGGGTGGAGGTCGATTTTCTCGTGTCTCCAGCGGGGAAGGTCCAATACGGAATCGCCAGCTCTGGTCCGACCGACCTGGTCGGACAAATCGGAACCCTCAGCTTCGCTCTCGACAACAGCGAGAGCAACGAGGGTGAGACGCTCGGCTGGTACACGCCCGGAGGACCAAGGGCCCGCGCTGGATTCGGTCGAGGTATCAATGTCCGTTACGGGTATCGTCTGGGGGCGGCCACCTACACCAAGTTCGTCGGCCGCATCCAGAACGCGAATCCCACGTCTGGCCGATACCTGGAGCGTCGCACCGTCTGCGATGCTGTGGACTGGATGAGCGAGGCGGCCAACCATCTGTTGCGAGTGCCGGTCCAGATCGACAAGCGCGCGGACGAGGCGCTGACGGCTGTGGTCCAGGCCGTGCCTGCGCAGCCCGCCACGCTCACATTCGACGCCGCCGATTCGACCTTTCCCTACTCGCTGGATTCCCGCGCTGATCGGCCGGTGTCCGCCCTAACCGAGATTCAGAGGATTGCGCAGAGCGAGTTCGGGCGCTGCTACCTGCGCGGAAGCACCACGGGTGGAATGGTTCTGCGATTCGAGAAGCGCAGCGCGCGTCTGACGCCGTTGCCACTGGCTGTGTTTGACGAAGCGATGCAGGACCTAGACCCCACGTTCGATATCAGGAACGTGGCCAAGGTGTCAGCACACCCGCGAATCGTAGACGCGGCGGCAGACACCGTGCTGTACTCAAAGCCTGCCAAGATCACGCCCGAAGTCGTTGCTGGTCAAACGGTCAAGATCACCGGGCGCTACAGCTCGAGCTCTGACCGCACCACGAAGGTCGGCGGGACAGACATGGTCGCGCCGGTCGCCACCACAGACTTTTTGATGAACGCCAACGCGAACGGGTCTGGTGCAGACCTCACCGCGGACTTCACGGTCACGGCCGTGTTCTCGGCGAATGAGGTCGAATTCCAAATCACGAACAACGGCGGCACGCTCGGGTACGTGACGCTGCTCCAGGCACGCGGGCGCGGAATCTACGACTACACACAGGTCGACGCCAGGCGAGAAAACACGGACAGCCTCACCCTGGGCGAGGCCATGGTCTCGCTGGACATGCCATACCAGAACGAATTCGGAGTGGCTGACGCAGTCGCCGAGTTCATCGTGACCACGTGGTCTACGCCTGGATTCGCGGCCGCGCGCATGCGGTGGACACCACGCGACGACGACGAGATGGAGCTGGCACTCTCACTGGAGCCAGGAGACCCGATCACGGTCATAGAGGAGATGACCGGTATCAATGGCGTCTACTACATCCAGAGCGTAGAGATGACCCTACTCGAGGCGCGCCTGGCGGTCTTTTCGCACGATCTTCAGCGCGCGTTCGTTGAGGAGTACTGGACCCTCGGCGTGGCCGGGCTGAGCGAGTTGGGAGTCACGACGGTGTTGGCCCCGCTGTGAGGTACTGATGCCGAAACTCGACGCCAGGCTAAAGGGGCTCGCTACGAGACTGCTGGCGTGGGACCGAGCCCGCGTGGCGAAGGTCACGGCGCAGGGCTACGACACCACGCTCTACAGTGCCCGGCAGGACCTCGCCCAGGCAAGCCTGGAAATCGCGGTCGAGGAATGGCCGCAGGATGTGACATTCCTCTTCATGTCCGTGCTCGAGGTCACGCGCACGCCGAACACGTTCGTAAAACAGGCCGGAGTCGGTCCTCTGAAGCCGCGCGTCGAGAGACTGGACCAGGCCGACATCAGCGCCTACCGCGACCTCGCGGAGGCGCTGGGCGTGCTCTGGCGGCTGATGGAAGTAGCCCCCAGGCGGTGGACGGAAGGAGCGCAAGAATGACTTGGCCAGCGCGAACATGGGTAGCGGCCGAGCTGATCTCAGCCACGATCATGAACGCCTACGTGCGCGACCCGATCACGCAGTTGCGATCACGGTCTATCGTCGTGGGGTTCGGCGACGCGGCAGGCGACGTGCTCACGACGGGCGTCAAGGCGTACATCGAGGTGCCGTTCGACTGCAACGTCATCGGATGGACGGTCATGGCGAATGTCTCCGGGTCCGTCGTCATCGACGTGTGGCGTGATTCGTATGCGAATTTTCCGCCGACGGTGGCGGATACAATCACAGGCAGCGAGAAGCCGACGCTCGCGAGCGCACAGAAGAACCAAGACCTCGCGCTCACGACATGGTCACCGGCGATTGCGCAGGGCGACATCCTGGGGCTGAATGTCGACTCGGTCGCGACGATCAAGCAGGTCGTCCTGAATCTGCGGGTGGACCTGACCTGATGCCGGTCACGCGCCTCTACCCGAACGCGACGACGCTGCCGGCCATCCTCGCGACGAATGCCTCGACGCATCATGCAGGGCTCAGCGACTCCAGCGACGGGACTTATTCGTGGGCTCAGGTGTCAGTGTTCGAGCCGACTAAGACCGCGGCCGGACCGTCGCTCACTCAACTCCCGACGTCGTCAGGCGTGGTCAGGGGGGTCACCATCCATTGCCGCGCCTACATCGCGGACAATCCGGATGGGTTGGAGCTCATCGCCGGGGAAAACTCCAGCAACCGATTCGGGGGGCAGAACTTGAACGACGTGCCGACGACCTACGCCACGTCGCAGCTCGCCCTCGGTGGCGTGGCGACGGTGAACAGTCTCGCCTGGAATGTTGGTCTCCAGTACGTAGCCGATGGCGGCGGCGAAGGGCGTATCACCGAGCTTGACTTCGATGTCGAGTGGTTCCCCGTCTCGGGCTTCACCGCTTTCATCGTCCAGGTGCTCGGCCCGATGACCGCGCTCGGTCTGCACGAGATGGTCCGGGTGTCGGCCGAGCTCTGGCGGCGATCGCGGACCCGGCTCCTATCACACGAGATGGAGAGAGCCTGGCGAGATCTCTGCGCGGATCCGCGGCGCCGCTACTTCTGTCCCCCCCCATAGGGGACGAGTCGACTCACCGCCCCGCCGGCAGACGGACCAGGCAGCGAGGCGAGGCATGAGGGCCGGGACGACTCACCACGGGCTGCCTGGTGACGGACAACAGCCGCCCGCGTGGGCGCTCGCGGTGGCCGACCCCGTTTGCGATTGCCCGGGCTGTGGCCGCGACTCGTGCGAAGGCTGCGTGCCCGGGCGCGCTCTCGGCGAGTCGCTGCTCGACCTGGCGCTCTCGCTGCACGCGCTCGGGTACGGCGTGCTCCCCGTGACCGCGAAGAAAAAGCCGCTCGTGAAGTGGTACCCGTTCCGCTTAGCGCGACCGACCGCGGAGCAGGTGCACGAGCTGTTCTCGTGCCGTGGCGTAGCGGGCGTGGCTCTTCTCTGCGGCCGGTCGCACGGGCTCGTGGTCGTGGACGCGGACGATGCGACGAGTGCGACCTGGGTGCGGGCCAACCTGCCCGCGACGCGATGGACCTGGACGCGACGCGGGCTTCACGCGCACTTCCGGCATCCGAGCTACGGGCTCATCAGGACCGACTGTCGGCAAGGCGACCGCGGCGGCGACCCACAACAAGCTCCCGTCCGACCCTCGGCCGCGGCTACTCCCCGTCGTAAAAAGGCTCCGCAAGAACAGCAGGTCTCGACCGAGAGCGTAGAGTTCCGGCTGGCCGAGACCTAACAATACGCGTGACGGAGGCGCCGTTCCGAGCCTAGTGTTCGGCATGTCTCAACACACCTTCCTCGGATTCAAACAGCTCTACCAGCGTCACGGCGCCGGCAGGAGCGAGAAGGCCTACCGTCTCTACCTCTGGCGCGAAGTCCGGGCTGGTCGCTTCCCCGCGCCACTCGTCGTCGGTCCACACTCGCGAGCGTGGCGCTCCGACGATATCGAGGCGTGGGAGAAGGCGCTGCGCCCCGTGACGTACGCGCCGCACTCTACGACGGACCCTGCGGCCTGATCGTGGCCCGCGTCCTGGACCAGCACAAGGCCGCCGTGGGAACACGGGGACGCCCGCGCGTCGGCCGTGGCCGCAAGGATCTGGTTGCCCTCCTCATAAAAGACGGCCGCGCCAGCGACCGCGACGCTCGCATCATCGTCTCGTCCTTCAAGTAGATAGACCCCGCGCCGGAAAAGGGCACGATTCGCTCTTTTTTGGCGCGGGCGCGCGACCCATCCTCCCGGATCGAGACGCCGTGACGTGACGCGGCCGAGGAGGACAGATGATCGAGCGCGCGCTGACTCGGGCGGCGGTCGCGGAGCGCCTGGGCGTGAGTGTCCAGACGGTGCGACGGCTGGTCGACGCGGGGTCCCTGCCGCCCCCGCGTCGGGTGACCCCGGGCCACATGGGGCACCTCGAGTCCGAGGTGACGGAGTACCTGCGGAGCCGGCCCGTGCTACCGCTCACGGAGCGGACCGCCGCCGCCACCCGCGCGCGCGCGGCCCAGCGCAGCGACGCCGACCGGAGCGCCTAGGTGCGCCCCGCGGGACAGACCTCCGGCCCTGCCAGGGGCGCAGAGGCACTGCAGGCGGGACACCCCAGTGTACCGCGCAGGACCTGGCCCGCGAGCTGGCCTGGCGCGACGACTGGCGCCAGGCCCGTCGAGGACCTGCGCCTGCCGGCGGCCGAGGCCCGTGCGCTCGCGGTGGCCGTGGTCCGCCATCGGGTATGGGGCGCCACGTCGCGATCGGCGGGGGGCGCGCGGTGACCACGCGACCCGTGCACGTCGCGGAGTACGTCCACGATGTCGTGGGAGACGTGCTGCCCGTCGACCTCACGGACGATGCTCTCGCCCTGGAGTTCACCCGCAGGCATCGAGACGACCTCCGGTATGTGCATGAGTGGGGCCGGTGGCTGCGGTGGGACAGCACGCGGTGGGCGCAGGAGCGGAAGTATCCGCAGATCCTCCGCTGGATGATTGAGGGCTGCCTGGCGTGGCAGACCGGAGGGCTCCGGCCACCTGCCCGAGTCCTGGCCGCCACCGAGGACTACTTCACGGCGTCGGACTCCATCGGCCGCTGGATCGAGGAGCGGTGCGAGATCCGCCCCGACGCCACGATGGCCAAGGGGGCCGCGTTCGCCCACTGGAAGTCGTGGGCGGAGGCGGGCGGGGAGCACGTCGGGACTGAGCGTCGTCTGGCCGAGCGCCTGGAGCGCCCACCCGGCGTCGATGAGGCCCGGACCGGCAAGGCTCGGACCCGGACGTGGGTCGGTATCGGCCTACGAGGGGAGCAGTGACTCCGGTAGGCGGACGCAGCGGACGGGACTCCGTGTTATCGGCGTTCGCGCGCGCGCGTGAACGTGGATATACAGGGGTTGCGTCCGCTCCGTCCGCCGCCGGCTGGCTCCTGCCCGTCCCGGACCCGTCGGACTGCTACTCGCCATTTCTCTTCACGTAGTCCTCGACCGCCGCGTCGATGACGTCGCGCAGGTCGACCTTCTTCCGCTTCGCGACGATCCACGCGCGGTCTCGGAGCGCGGGGGAGACCCGCACCATCACGCCCTCTTCCTTCGCTTTCGGTTTGGCGCTCCCGCTCTTTTCGCCCACGTCGCCAACTGTGCCACAGACGCCACGCGCGATGCAAGAGATATCTTTGTGCTTGACGTTGCGCATGCTGCGCGTGTAACGTGTGCAGCATGAACCCCGAGAGCATCCGCCAAGCGCTTCAGGCTACGGGCAACAACGTCCGGGAAGCCGCGCGCCGCCTCGGGGTCACGCACCCCACCCTCTACAAGTGGATGCGGCGGCACCATATTTCCGCCCGCAACGCCGGAGGAAACATGCTTCCACACGCGGAAACAGCAGTAACTGTTTCCGGCGGAAACGATTCTTCTAACTCGTTTGAATCCAATGGACAACGGCGCGGAAACGCCGCCAGAGTAGCGGGCGTGGCAACCCAAGCGGCAACGCGACCGATGACCGGGACGAAGGGCCGGGCGCCTCGCACCGTCTATATGACAGACGAGGAGAACCAGGCCCTGATCGACGCGGGCATCGACCTCGCGTTCTACACGCGACAGAAGCAGTCGCTCTCGGATGTGGTCGTGCTGCTCATTGAGCGCTACCTGCCCCAGCTTCTGCGCGAGGCGGCGAAGCCTACGGCCGCGCTCGCGAAGAACGGGAAGAAGACGGGGGGCGACCGGTGATCCCGCTGTGGTTCGTCCGGATGCAGAAGGCCGGCCGCCGGGCGAACCGGAGGCGGCGGTGAAACGCTTCGGCCGCAGCGAACAGGGCACGCGCGGAGACATCCTGTGGAGCGTCTTCGAGGCCGAAGATGAAGGCGACTTCCGCGGCGGCCGGTTGCTGGCGTCCTTCGCGACGCGAGAGGACGCCCTCGCGTTCGTCGCTCTGCCGGATCTGCAGGCCGCGGCAGGTGACGCGCTCGCGACTCTAGTTGCCCTGGCCGCGTGGATAGCTCCCAACGGGCGGCCGTGGTCAGAGGCGCCCTCTGTCATGTTGAGCGCACGCTTACTGCGCGACGCGATCGCGAAGACAGAAGGCCGCGCACCACTGCCAACGCACCCGGCGCCGGAGCGTGCCCAGTGACGACCCGCGCCCGCATCACGGCCGGGCTATCCACCATCGTGCTGCTCGGGGTCCTCCTCGACGCCCTCTCGGACCGCTGGGGCCTGCTGATGGCGACCATCCTCCTCGCTCTGGCGGCCTGCGCGTCGGTCCTTGCCACCGGCATCGTCTATCTCGCGGATGAGAACTCGGGAACCTCGACGTCACCGGCGCCCGGTGCTGGGCGCGCAGCGCAGGCGTGCTCAGGGGTTGCGGCCCGGGCTGCCGGTGACGTGGGGGTTCCGGACGCGGCGACCAAGGCGGGACCGTGAAGCGTTTCCTGCTCACCATCACTGGCGTCGGCCTACTCATCGGTGCGGTGCGCGCCGGGCGCTGCCTGATCCGCGGCCGGCATGAGCCCGTGCGGGCGCAGTACGTGCCCGGTGCCTGGCGCTGCGATGACTGCGGGATTGCCGCTGCGCACTTGGGGGAGATGGTCCCGGGGTCGGGATGGGTGAGCCCTCAGCGACGGCTCTACGACCGAGCGAACGGCGGGACGCTCACGGTCTCGTCGCACTGGGATCGGACGTCACGTGGGCCGCACTGATGCGAGCCCCGGCGGACGGTCCGGTCGGCGCGTTGTTCCGCTGCGACGGCTGCGATTCCGTCCGGATGCTTTTCGTCCGTCTGGACCGCGGCTTGGTCTGCGCGAGCTGCTGGAAGAAGGCGGGTTCGCCGTGGATCCGTACGGCGTGGGAAGTGGCGTGAGCGCACGCTGGAAGTGCCTGCGGTGTCGCGCCTGGCGCACCACCCGGGTCTGCAGTGTTTGTCGTTCAACACGGCCTCGCGGCCGATAGAAGAGGAGCGAAGCGGAATGGCATCAACTACGGCTATCGCACGCATCGAGAAGATCGCGGCGGAGCCCGTTGCTCGGATAATCGACCTGCGCAACAGGTGGGACCAGCTACGGGACGTCGCCAATATCGTGTCCCCCGTCGCGTCCGTGGATTCGATCATGGCCATGCACAAGGTGTCGCTCCGCATGGTGACGATCGACCACACCGTGGACAGCTACGGTGGCGGGGCCGAGGTCTACAAGGGCAAGTTCTGCGAGAAGGACGAGCGCGCCCTGGGAAAGGTTGGCCTCGACAAGATCCAGGCCGCGGCGGGCGTCCAGGTCATCGAGAGCATACGCACCGACGACCGGCAAGCCCCGCTGTTCTGGGAGTACCGGGTCACCCTCGGTATCCAGGACCTCGACGGTACCTGGCGGCAGGCTACGGCCACGCGCGCGATCGACCTGCGCCATGGCTCGGCCGAGGCCGCGGCCATGAAGGAAGGCCAGCTCGCGGCAGCGCGCGCCAACGGGCAGATGCTCGCGGAGACGAAGGCGCGCCTTCGCGCGCTGCGCTCGCTCCTGAGCCTGAAGAACAAGTACAGGCTGACGGATCTCGAGAAGCCCTTTGTGATCCCGAAGCTGGTGCCGGCGCTCGACCCTTCGGACCCGGACCAGAAGGCGGCCCTCATCCAGATGGCCACCACTGGCTCGCGCGCGCTCTTCGGGGCGCCTCCGCAGGCCGACACCAAGATGCTCGAGGCCGTACGTGAGCAGCCGGCCGGCACGCCGGCGCCTCCGCTGCCGGAAAGGGCGGCCACCAGCGTCGAGGCCACCGTTGTGGCGGACGAAGACGAGGATGACCTCGATATCCCCGGCGGCGTCGAGGACGAGGCGCCCATCGTCGTTTGCGAGTGCGCCTGCGGCCATCAGCAGGCTCTCGACGCCGACACGGCTCGCATCACCGTGGAGCGGTGCGGCAGCCAGCGCTGCGGGAAGTGCCTGCCAAACGCGCGCTTCGACTACGCGCTGCACAAGGACGTCCGGGTCCTGTCGTGGCCGGCGTTCCCCAACCTGAAGTCGGCGGACGACGTTCGTGCGGCCCTGGCCAAGCTGGGAGAAAAGAAGTGAAGGGCCTCACGCGGGAGACGGTCGACAAGGCCGCAGCCGCGATCGCCAACGCCCGCGGCATGCGGCGCGGGATGCCCACCATCACGAACGTGCTGGATGTGCTCCCGCCGAAGCTGAAGGCCGAGGTGCGCGAGGATGGGGAGGACGTCCTCAAGGCGGTCGGCTACGAAGAGCTGCAGGCGCGCGCCGAGATGTGGGAGCGCACGGCGCGGAACCTCTGGGAGATGCTGCCCAACCTCATGTGCGACGAGCACAAGCTCGACCCGGCCGCCCTGGACGCCCTCAAGGTGGGGGTGCTCTGATGCCGACGGTCTGCAACCTCGTGAACGGCCGCACGTGGCAGGGGGTGAAGTAGCCATGCTGAAAATCCTTCACACCTCCGACACCCACTGGAATGAGCGCAGCCGAATCGGAGACTCGGCCGAGATGATGCGCCTCATGCTACAGGGCGCCAGAGAGCACGCGGTGGACCTCATCGTTCACGCTGGCGATTTCTTCGAGCGCCGTTCGTGCCCTACCGAACGAACCTACCTGGCGAGCTGGCTCCAGGCCGCGGCTGCTATCGCGCCGGTGTACGGCGTGCGGGGGAACCACGATCAGCCCGGCGATCTGGAAGTCTTCAACCGGCTGGAGACGGTCAACCCGATCCATATCGAGGATCGCGTGACGGCCGAGCCTGGCTCCTCCTGGATGGTCCATGTATCCGGGGGGCGTCAGATCGCATGCCTCGGCATGGCATGGATCGACAAGGCTCACCTGGCCGCCGGCCTGGACCCCACGGTAGACGCGGAGGCGTCGCGGGATCTCGCCGTCACCGCCGTACGCGACCTATTGGCCACGCTCCGCGCCGAAGCGACGCGCGCCCGCAATCAGGGGGCTGTGCCCATCCTGGTGACGCACGTCATGTTGGGTGGCTCGGTCGTCTCCAGCGGACAAATCCTCATCGGTCAAGGCATTGACCTGTCGCCCAGCGATCTACTCGACGTTGGCGCCGTATACGTAGCCTGCGGCCACATCCATGTTTCGCAGGAATTCTTCGGTGGCCGCGTCGCCTACAGCGGCAACCCGACCCGACACGATTACGGCGAGGCCAATGAGCCCAAAGGCTACCGGATCGTCACGCTAACCGACGAAGGCGAGTTCGTCAGCAGCGAATTCATCGAGCTGCCCACGCGCTCGATGGTCCTCATCGAGTGCGACTGGGCTAGCGGAGAGGGCGCGGTTGCCCTCTCCGGCGGCATCGACCCGAATTGCTTCCTCCTCGACCACAAGCGGGAGGTGGCCGGCGCGCTCGTGCGCTTCCGCTACCGGGTGCGCGCCCAGCACCTGCACCTGGTGGACCGAGACGTCATCGAGAAGATCCTGCTCGCGGACGGCGCGCACGAGGTGAAGGTGGAAGCCGTCGTGGTGTCGGACACCCGCGTCCGCTCCGAGGAGATCGCGACCGCCACCAGCGTGACAGAGAAGGTGCAGGCCTACCTGCAGGCCAAGAACATCCCCGTGGAGCCGGTTCAGTTCGATCGGCTCGTGGAGAAGCTGGGTGGCCTGGAGACGGGCGCCTTCGAGCCCGTGGCCGAGGAGGTGCGCTCGTGACTGTCGCTGGCCGCCTTTGGGTGTGCTCGCAATGCGGGCACGAGAACCAGCCGCCCGACATCCGCGCGCTTCGCGTCGAGTTGCTCAACCGAGACGCCCTGCGGGCGGTGCTGACCCAGGCGAAGGCGATCGAGATCCGCCAGGAATATCGCCGCTACTCGAAGGAGCACGGCGCCCCTGCCCTGGCCAAGAAACACAACATTAGCCTGAACGCCATCTACGGCGTGGTCACTGAGGGGAGGTACGCATGAGGCTCAAACGGATTTCACTGCGCGGTATCACTACCTTCCTGCATCCGTCGACCATCGACCTCGACGCGATCGGGCCTGGCCTCGTGGCTCTCGTAGGTCGAAACGGAGCGGGAAAGACATCGTTCCTGAGTGCCGTCCCTGGCTCCCTCTACCGGAGCATGCCCGACCGACCGGGCAGCATGTACGACTACGCCACTGGCCGTGACGCCTTCGTCGAGACGGTCTTCGACGACGACGGGCGCGAGATCACCGTGCGGCTGCAGCTCGACGCCGAGGGTCGGAAGGCCGAGCAGTACGTCTTCGAGAACGGGGCAAGCCTGACCACTGGGCGGGCGTCCGAGGCCGCCGGGCTCATCAACCAGCGCTTCGGGACGATCGACCTGTTCCTCTCTTCGGTGTACGCGAGTCAGTCGAAGAGCGGCGACTTCCTGCGGATGACGAAGGGCGATCGAAAGGCGCTCTTCGCGGAGCTCCTGGGGTTGTCCCGGCTGGAAGCCCTCCACGAGGACGCGAAGCTGCAGCGCGTCCAGGCCGAGACGGCGCTCGCTCTGGCGCGCAACGCCGTGGGCCAGGCCACCTACGAGACGGCAGGGATCGAGACGGCGCGCGCCCACGTGCACGCCCTGGAGGGCAGCGTAGAGCTGGCCGCGCACAACCTGGCCAACGCCCGCGAGGAGGAGGCCTCGGCCACGTCCCTGCTCGAGCGCGCCCGCGGTACCGCCGCGCGCCTGGCCGCCCTGGCGCAGGCCGCCGCCGCGGCACGGCGCGAGATGGAGACGGCGCAGCAGGCCGTGCGGGACGCGCATAAGGCGCTCGACGAGGTGAACCCTGAGGCCAAGCGGCGGCTCGCGGCTATCAAGGCGCAAGACCCCACGGCCGCGGAGACGCGCGCACGGGAAACCTACGCCCGGGTCACGGCCCGGCTGGACGGACGGCGGGTGCAGCTAGAAACCCTCCTGGCCGAGCGCGAGACGCTGGAGCAGGCGGCCGCCGCGCTGCCGGACATGCAGGAGGAGCGGCAGACGCTCGACGGCTTCGAGAAGAGCCTCGTCGCGCTGCAGCGCCGGCTGCAGGATGCCGAGTCGGATCACGTCCTCGCGAAGAACCTCCTGAGCCAGGCCGAGGCCGAGTGCGAACGGGAGCGCAAGCGCCTGGCCGAGCAGGCAAGCCTGCTGGAGCGGGTGCCGTGCACCGACGCCGACCTATGGACCGCGGCCTCCGCTGGGCCGCACGCCACCGAAGACGTCGACCTGGCCGGCACGTGCCCGCTCCTGGCCGTGGCCATGAAGGCGAATCTGGCCGTGGGCAAGGTCGCTATCGACCCATCCCACGAGCAGGCCGTGAAGGATGCCGCGGCGCACGTGGGCGACCTGACCACCCAGGTACAGGAGGCCGCCCTCCGCTGCGACGCCCTGCGCTTGGCCGAGCTCGTGCGCCTGATCCCGGACTTCCAGCGCAAGGCGGACCGGCTGCTTCAACTCGAGCAGGCCGCCACGGACCTGCAGGGCCTCGCGGCGGAGCTCGCGCAGGCCACGGAGGCGCTGGGCAACGAGCAGCGCGCGATTGATGAGACGCGCGTGCGGCTGCAGGGCGAACGCGACCAGGTCGACGCCTGGGCAATCAGCGCCGTCCTCGACAGGAAGGAGCGCCTCGACACCCTGAAGGACCGCTCCGAAGTGGCGCAGCACACCCTGGCCCAAGCCGAGGCCGCCGATAACGCTGCCCGCGCGCTGGCCCAGGACGAGGCGACAGCTCGCCTCAACCTCGACCAGGCCAAGGGCTCACGCGAGCGCGCCGAGACGGCCCTGCGCAACACCGACGCCCAGTTCAACCGCGAGAGCGAGGGCCTCGCCCGCCTGGAGGCCCGCCTGAACGAGGTGCCCGCCTTGCAGCACGCGCTGGCGGCCGCCGAGAAGGAGGTGGGGGACTGGAAGCTGCTCGAGCAGGCCCTGGGACGCGACGGGATCCAGGCTCTCGAGATCGACGCGGCGGGGCCCGAGGTGGCCAGACTCACGAACGAGCTGCTCGAATCCTGCTACGGCGCCCGGTTCTCGATCAGCTTCGAGACGCTGCGCGAGAAGAAGAGCGCGCGGGGGGAGTACGCCGAGGCCTTCGACGTGAAGGTCTACGACACCGGCCAGGAGCGCGCGGTCGAGGCACTCTCCGGGGGCGAGCGGGTCATCGTCGGAGAGGCCGTGAGCCTCGCGATCGCGATCTACAACGCCCGCAAGAACAACGTTCGGTGGTCGACGCTGTTCCGGGACGAGACGGCGGGCGCGCTCGATGCCCAGAACGCGAGCGCCTACGTCGACCTCCTGCGGCGAGCGCGCGCGCTCGGCGGGTTCGACCAGGTCCTCTTCGTGAGCCACAGCGAGCACGTCTGGGAACGCGCGGACGCCCGGCTCGTGGTGGCCGGGGGCCGGATCACCACCGAAGGCGGCACGGCCGCGGCGGAGGCGGCCTGATGCCCTGTGAGCCCTTCAACCGAGACGGCTTCACCGGCATCGTCTGCACGCGCGGCCGGGCGGGAGGGTGAATTGAGGCCCTTCACCGTTCTCTATGGGACCGTTCACTGGCACCTTTGCGCTCTACGCGAACACGGCGAGCTCGTCGAGTGCGCGAGCGGGCCCAACTGCACGCTGCAGTTCAAGGTGGCGTGCCCGACCTGCACGATGAGGCTCTGCAACGGCCGCAGCAACGCGCGCGTGACCCCGCGCGGCTACGGGGCGCAGGCGTGACCCCTGAAGCCCTGGCCCGGCAGGTGCGCTCCCTCTCTCCACCGGACCGCCTCCGCCTGGCCGCGATGCTCCTGGACTGGAGGAAGCCAGACCTCGCGCTCTCGGTGGTGCGGATGGTCGAGGGTGAGCTGGCGGCGGTGCTGCTGTTACGTGACGGGTCGTCGACAGGAAGGGATGCCGAAGCTAGTAGGCCTACGAGGTAACCCGCTAAAAGCCATGTCGAACCGAACAGGAAAACGCGAGCGAGAGGCTAGAAACCGGCACAAGCGAGGCTACACGTCTGGTACCTCGCGCACCGGTACGGCGCTCAGGCCGTTGAAGCTCGGTCGCAGGAAGCGATGGGCGTTCTCCCGGAGCTCCCGCCTGGACGTTGGATCGTCGCTCAGTGGTGGCCCCCTCTGGCTCCACAGGCGTCGCGAGGATGTGGCGGCCGTACCGGTGGCCGAGGCCGAACGTCGGATGACTCTCCCGGAGGAGCCTGAGCGGCAGGCAGAGAGTCCATCCCTTCCTATCGACGACCCAGGAGGGCGCGCATGAAGCCCGGCAACCCCAACCACCCCGTCTCTCGTTTCATGGAGGACCAGTGGCAGAAGATCGCGGCGCTCCTGGTGCGTCGTCGGCGGGCTTCGGTGTTTCTAGCGGATTGACATTTAACAGTTATTCGCCTTCGGTGCAGGTAAGCACTTTTCTGACAATTTCATGGAAGTGCCCGCAATGCCTCGCGGTAGCTGATCTCGAGGTGGCTCCGAGCGTGCACGTGGCGGACGTCTTGGCGGCCGCCGCCGAGGCTCATCTCGCGGCGACGGGTTGCCGGGCCGAAGTCGCTCCGCCCGAGGTGCCGCGCCCTGCTCATGCGCTGCCTGATGTGACGAAGGAGCGCGGTACTTGGCGTGGCATGCTGCGCCGCTGCCACGATCCCAGCGACCCTGCCTACAAGTGGTACGGCGGCCGCGGGATCTTCGTTTGCGCTAACGCCCTTTCGCTTCGCCATCTCCAATCTTGGGACGGCCACGCCGAAGAGCCACGGGGGCCTGGATTTTCCTCGGCCGCCCAGCCTTGCGCGGGATCGTCTGGGCCCACGTGCGCGAGTCGCAGCTTGGGCACTGACGCGGCGGGATCGGATGCGCCCCGATCTCCCTCACGGTCACCATCCACTCGTGGCCGCACCGAGCGCAGCGACAGCCGAGGCAGTGCATGGTCATGGGGCGGCACTCGCCGGGAGCAAGGGGTGTTGTGCGAGGAGCGGAGCGAGTCACTCGTCGCCCTCAGCGCGGTCGGTAGCCTCTCGCTTGCACCAGGTGCCGCCGCAGGGGACACCGCTCATCGTTTGCCCGTGGCCCATGTTCTGGAGCGCCGGGCAAAAGCCAGCGTCGATGTCGGTCGTAGTCTCCCCGCATCGGTCGCACACGTCGATGTGATCGCGCATGGCCTAGCTCCGGTCCAGATCGGCTTCGACCCGATAGCGCGCCCGAACCAACTTCGCCTTCGCGCGCGCCTCTGCGACCATGGATCGGACGATAGCCTGCGCCTCGGCCGGGGTGGGCACGGCCTCGACGGTACGCAAGACCATATTGCCGTGCCGCGCGTCCTGGCGTACCACGCGGACGCTGTAGTCGGTGACGACCGAGCCCCTGCCCACGCTCTCGGATGTCCACGGCCTGCCGGAGTCGTCCACGGCGCGATCGTGCGTCCGCACGGTCACGTCGCTCGCACCGGCCGCGCGCAGCGCGCGCTGTGCCGCATACGCCTCCTGCTCCGTCATCCTCATCTCTCTACCCTCCTCGCCGGCCCCATCGCCGACCATGCACCCAATATAGGCAATCGCCGGAGCGTTGTCAATAAGAATCGACATGCGTCCGGCTATTTATTTTCGGAGACCTGATGACCCATGAGCCGATTCGACCAGGCGAGGCGTGGCGCGAGAGTTTCGAGCAGTTCTACCTGGATGTTGGACCTGCGCCGTCGCGTGAGCACTCGATCGATCGATACCCCGACAACGATGGTGGCTACGAGCCGGGGAATGTGCGTTGGGCCACTCGGATAGAACAGGCCAACAACACCCGGCCCCGCCCGCACGAAGGACCGTGCTGCCTCTGCGTTGAGAGGCGCAACGCTTGGCGACGCCGTAAGAGGGCATCGGGAGCCCGCTCATGAAGGCCGCCCAGGGCATGAAGTGGTGCACCGGACCCTGTGGCCGCGAGCTGCCCATCGAGGCCTACCGTCGAGGCCCCCGCGGCATCTCTGGCCCATGCCCCATGTGCGAGCGCTTCCGGCAGCGTCGTGGCTGGAAGAAGCGAGCGGCGAATCGCGCCTACCGCGCCGCGCAGGTGCGTCGTGCGCTGGCGTCCCGGGCGCGCCGGCGCGCGGTGGCCGCATGACCTGGGAGGTCCGCCAGGGCGACGCGCTATCGCTTCTGCGCCACCTCGAGGCCTCGACCGTGCAGACGTGCGTCACCTCTCCGCCCTACTGGGGCCTGCGGGACTACGGCACGGCCACGTGGGAAGGAGGCGACCCCGAATGTGAGCACAAGGGGCGCCCGAAGCCGCAGCGGGATATATCCGGCGTCCCCGTGCGGGCGGTCTGTCGCTGCGGCGCTCTGCGCGTAGATCTGCAGCTAGGCCTCGAGGAGGCGCCCGGTGTCTACGTCGCTCGCCTGGTTGAGATCCTCGCAGAGGTCCGCCGGGTCCTACGGCCGGACGGCACGCTGTGGCTGAACCTCGGGGACTGCTACTGGAGTAGGCCCAACGGGTCAGTCGGAGCCACCACCATCGACGGGTCGAGCGCCACCGCGGCGGCGTACCGCCAGACAAACGCGCTCCGAAAGAACCGACCGGCCGACCCCGTGCTGAAGCACAAAGACCTCATCGGTATCCCGTGGCGCGCGGCGTTCGCGCTGCAGGAATCGGGCTGGTGGCTCCGCTCTGACATCGTGTGGGCGAAGCCGAACCCGATGCCAGAGAGCGTCTCCGACCGGCCGACGAAGGCGCACGAATACCTGTTCCTGCTCGCTAAGAGCGAGCGGTACTTCTACGACACGAAGGCGATTGCGGAGCCCGCGGGTTGGCCCGATGGCCCCGGGAACGTGCGTCCGGTGCGGAGGCCTCCAGAGCAGAACGATGGACCGGACGGCAACACGCGCGGGCGGCTGCACGAGATCGGCCCGCGTGAGACGCGCACAAAGCGATCGGTGTGGACGATCGGCACGCAACCTTTCCCCGAGGCCCACTTCGCCACGTTCCCCGAGGCGCTCGTGGAACCCTGCATCCTGGCGGGCTCGCGCCCGGGCGACCTGGTGCTCGACCCGTTCGCCGGCTCCGGCACCGTGGGCGTGGTGGCCCTGCGCCACGGCCGCCGGTTCCTGGGGCTCGAGCTGAATCCGGACTATGCGCGGATGGCCCGCCGGCGGATTGTGGGCCCCTTGTTCGCTGAGGCGGGCGCGTGAGCGGACTGGTGCTCTCCCTGTTTCCGGGAATCGGCCTGCTCGACCGCGCCTTTGAGGAGGAGGGCTTCACGGTGGTGCGCGGGCCCGACCAGCGCGCCGTCAAGGCCGCCCTCGCCACCCCCCAGACCCTGACCCAGGAGGCCTCCATCCGATGACAGCCCGTGTCCGAGGCCAGCTTCCGAAGGCCTACCTCCGGGTCGACCCCAACATCGACCAGCACCCCGACATGCCCATCCTTATTAAGTTGTTCTGCGCGGCGAACCGCCAGGACCCTCGGGGGAGGTTCCGTGCCTGGGCTCACGTTGTCACAGCGCTCGGTCGCGGTGTGGCCGCAGCGGCGCGAAAGGGCGGCCATCTCGTTGAGCAGCAAGATGGTTCGTGGGCTGTCCAGCACTGGTCACTGTGGCAGGAGGGCGACATCAACGTAGGCGAGCGGATGCGCCTATTGCGTGAGCGCAAGCGTAACGGTGCCGTAACGCTGACCGTAACGCCTGCGGTAACGGAGCCGTCACAAAACCGTATCTCTCCGTCTGAGGCGTCAGGCGTCAGGCGTCAAGGCGTTAAGGCGTCAGGCGATAGTCCCATCCAGACGCAGGCGGATCGCGGGCGGGCTGTTCCAACAGCTACCGCGCCGCCGCCCGCACGGCCGCCAGCGGAAGTAGGTAGGGAGGTAGAGGTAGGTAGGGAGGTAGCGCGCGCGCGCGAGAGCGAGCTCGCGACCGAGAAGCCTCCGGAGAAGGGTGCTGACCGAGCGAACCTGAAGGCGGCCCAGGTCGAGTGTCAGCGTGAGCTCGAGGAGGCAGCCCAGGCGACCGGCATGGCGCGAGATGTCCTCCTCGCCCGCCACAGCCGCACGCCCGGCGGGCAGGTCATCACGAACATCTCCGGCTGCTCCAGCGTGCCTTGGCTAGACACTGCGACAAGCAAGCTCCGCGGCGCGCGGCTGCTCGCCATGGGTGACGCCGACGCCGCGAGCCGAGGCGCGCCCTCGTCGGGCCGCCGACCGACGGCCGCCGAGACTACCCTCGCCGCCGTGCGCTCCCTTCCCGACGCGGAGGAATCGTGATCGAGCTCAAGCCGTTCGGCGCAGGCCTCGGCGTGATCGCGCTGCAGCTCAACAAGCCCGTGACCGGCGAGACCCTGCGCGCGTACTGGCTCGCATTCCGCAACGAGACCACGCAGGCCGAGTGGGAGGCTTTCACCGCGGGCGCCGCGGTTCGCTGGGGCAAGGGGTGGCAGGGCTTCGTGCCTACCGTTCCGGCGCTCTTCGACGCGCTGCGAGAGTTCCGCGGCTTCCCGTCGCTCGCGCCCGAGTCCTCGCGCGCATATGACCAGGTGCTCGCCGCCGGTGAGTACACCCCAGGGGCGGGGCGCGTGTGGACATTCCGCGGCGTGCTCGCGACGTGCGGCATCGCGGCGGCTGAGGCGTTCCTCGCGGCGGGCGGGCACAGCGCCTTCGCGACGACATGGGACGAGCCGAAACGGCGCGAGCGCTTTCTCGCCGCCTATCAGGTGGCCGCCAGCCAGGACCCGAGGACGCGCCTTCTCCCGGCCGGCCCGGTCAAGGCTATCACGGGCGATGTCGAGACGGAGCCGCCCGTCGATGCCGGCGCCGCCGCGCAGGCGATGCGCGAGATCCGCGAGCGGCTGGGCGTCGAGCCCGTGGCGCGGAAGCCAGCCGAGATCGTAGCGACCGACGAACGCCTAACCGAGCTCCGGCGCCAGGCCCAGCAGATCACGACGCAAGAGCCGGCTGATGCCGGTAGGGAGGTTTGAAGTGGGACGAGCACGAAAGCCGAAGAGTCTCGAGAAGCGCATCGCGTACCAGCTCATCAAGCGCGACTCGAAGGTCGGAGAGAAAATGTACGAGGTGCTCGACCACCTGGTCGAGAAACACCACGAGGAACTCGACAACGCGAAGGCGCGCATCGCGCTCGCCTGGGCGCGCTCGTGGAAGCCCGACGTCGACGGCGTCAAGAAGCTCGGACAGTGCAAGAAGGCATCTGACCTCGACCGCGAGCTGATGCCCTACGACTTCGTGATCCTGCTCAGCCAGGCGTTCTACGAGGACGCCGAAGTCAGCGACGAGCAGCGTGCCGCGCTCATCGATCACGAGCTCACGCACGCGACCATCAGGCTCGACAAGAATGACGAGCCGATGGTCGACGAGCGCGGCCGCAACGTCTTCCGCACTCGCAAGCACGACGTCGAGGAGTTCTCTGAGATCATCAGCCGGCACGGGATCTGGAAGAAAGACCTGATCGAGTTCGCGAAGCGACTGAAGCGCTCGAGGCAATTCAGCCTCCTCGACCAGCCTCCGAAGGCGCCGGCGCCACCCACCAAGCCGACCAGCCCGGCGACGCACTGAGCCATGGCCGCCGCGGTCTATGTCGGGGTCGACCCTGGGAAATCCGGCGCCATCGCGTTCCTCGACAACGAGACGGGAGTGGCGGTCGCGCAAGTCACGCCGATGATTCCGGCCAGCGGATCGCGGGAGGAGTTCGATCTTCCCGCGATCCGCGACGTGTTTCTCCACGCGGCTGCGCTCGCCGGTGGTCCGCACCGCCTCTTCGTCACGGTCGAGAAAACCCAGCCGATGCCGCCATCGTTCCCCGGCGGCTCGGCCAACTTCGCGCGCGGCGTGGGTCGCGGCTGGGAATGGATGCTGGTGGCCCTCGGGGTCCCGTATTACCTCGTCGCGCCGCGCACATGGCAGAAGGCGATGCACGCCGGTACTCCCGAGAGCGACACCAAGCAACGGAGCATCATGGCCGCCCAGCGATTTTTCCCGCTCGTGTCTCTACTCGCGAGCCCACGGTGCCGGGTGCACCACGACGGCATGGCCGAGGCGCTTCTGCTCGCTGCCTACGGGCAGCGCGTCCACAAGGGTGACCCGGCGCGCGTCCACAAGGGTGACCCGGCGCCATGAAGTACCACGGCATCGGTACGTGCGCGGAGTGCGGGCGACGGCTCGTGCTCCGCGCCGACGGTCTCATGCGGATCCACCGGCCCCGGCCGCGCGGCGGCCTGATCGCCGACTGCACGGGCTCGAGGAAGCCGCCAGCTGCCGCGGCCTGATGGAGCCCATCACTGACGCCGAGCTCGAGCAGATCCGCAAGGCCCTGGCCCGAGTTCCACGCGCGTTCCGGTTGCGCCTGGTCCGCGTGCTCGATCAGGCGATGGACGACGAGGACGAGGGGACACTGGAAGTGAAGGCCCAGGTGACGGGCCGGAAGGAGACGCGGACCATGCGGCAGTGGGAGGGCTTCTTCCGTCCTGTCGGGCGTCACCGTACGCGCGAATCAGTTTGACTTCGGTCATGAAACGCGCACACTTAGCCTAGTTCGCTCCCGCCCCGGGATGGCAACGAATGCTTGGGGCTGTAGGCGTGGGCAGTCCTGAGCCGGGCCCCCCACGGTGAGCGGTTTCCGAAAAGGGAGCCGCTCCTTGCCTACGAACCTACCTCCGGACACCACCGACGAAGTCCGACCGCACCCGTTCAGCGATGCGTCGATCCTCGCGAGGATCGATGCCGAGCTGGCGCAGGTGCCCGCAGGAGACCGCGTGTGCTTCCTCCTCACCGGAACACTGGAGGACGGAGAGATCGTCGGACGCACGTCGGTGATGGTTCGGCTTCCGGCCGGCTGGAGCTTCGGCGGTTTCCTCGAGGCCGGCAACCGCCGCGGAGCAGTCGCAGGTGTCAAGGCGGGGTGGTCGCGATGAGATCGAGAATCGGCGTACTCGCGCTTGGCGGGGTTCTGCTTGGCGTATCGTGCGGCGGCTCAATCGAGCTGCCATCCTGTCCCCCTGGCAGCACGGGGACGTGGCCGCTGTGCGTTGTGCCAGCGGTGCCATCGCCGCCCACTTCTCCATTGCCTTCGGCGAGTCCGCCTCCGAGCGTGCCGATTCCGACACCATCGCCGACTACGCCATCCCCCGTGCCGTCTCCCGCACCAACCGCGCCTCCAGCGACCCCGACTGCGCCTCCACCGCCGTTTCCTCCCGTGTGCGTTACCACGACGACGCAACCTGGCCATGGCGTTATCGAGCGTCGAAACGGCCCGTGGCACAGCTACTCGCCTGCACGCACGGTCAAAGACCGCATGGCAGGAGGTGCGACATACGAGCGCATGTATCGAGTGGTCCTCGGTGAAAAACACGAGTGCGACACGCCCTCCGAAAAAATCGAATGGGCGCGGCGGACGAGAAACTGGAGTTGCCCAGTGCAGCCGCGGTATGCGGGGGGGCAAGATTTTCCCCACTGGGGAGCCTGTGGCGCCTACTGCCAGGGCAACGATGATCATCCCTGGTGCCTGGATGCGCGCGCGAATCGAGTGAGCGCCGATGGGACGATCCTCAACCCGGCGGACCTCGACGGGTACACGGGGCCAACGTGCCCGATCGCTCTCGCAGAGGTGGTCGCGAGTACGTGTCCGGAGGAGACGCCGGGGAGCCCATCGTCTCCGCCTCCGGCTCCGCCGCAGTCTAGCCCGCGGCCCGGCTCTATACCCGGGACGTGCCCACCTCTCGTGCGTTGGGGGGGCGGTGTCCACTCGTCTATGACGGGTTCATTCCAACCGCTCGCCAAGACAGATATCCGCGCCGGCGGGTACGTCACGCTTGACAGCACGCCGCGATTCGGCTCTGGTCGCGGTCTACCCTGCAACTCCGACCATCACGCTGTCTGCGAGACCAACGGGGACGACCACGGCCCCCTCTGGCGCGAGTGCGAAGACCCCCGAGGTCCCGAGTGGACGCACGTCCAGGGGCGCAGCACGAAGCCGGCAAAGCCGCAGGGCGATGGCGGCTACCTCCTGCGCGTGGGACTCCTAGGGTCCGGGCATCACGCCTATCGGGTGTGCCCACGGCCAGACGTGCAGGACGGCCTCGGGCAACCGGTGAGGGTCGTCGGCGACACCTGCACGATCATCGAGTGGTACGTACCGTGAAAGCGATGTGGCAAAAGCCGAGGGATGAGCAGGTCGTACGGCTGATGGCCAAGGCCGCCCATGCCGCACGCCAGAGGGCACGGATGGCTCGCTTGCGCGACGACGATCCCGTTACGTCTCCGCGCTGCTCGGAGCGACAAGATCGGATCACCGTCCGGTGAAGCGGCATCAGGGCCGCGCGACGGAGACGTACAGCTACATCAGCTACCGCTACCGTCGTGGTGTGGACAGCCGCGGGAACTGGAAGCTTGTGCTGTGCCTGATCGCCGGCCATTTGTGGTGCGGCGGTCACGCTACCTATCGCTGCTGCGACCGATGTGGCAGGACCCAGGGCGAGGTGTTTCCGTGACCGACCTCGCCCCGGACGCGCGCTTGGCGCTTGCCTGGGCTCTGGTTCTTGCCGTCGTCGGATTCGGAGGCATGCTCTTCAAGCGCTGGTTCGTTCAGAGGTTGGAGGCCACAGAGAACCTTCCGTCCAAGCGCTGGTACGGGATCGTGACTAGGCGGCTGGAGCGACTCAAGCGTTCTGTGTCCTCGCTTCGGTCCGCGGTGGCGCGGCTGAACGAGCGTCAGGACGAGCAAATTGTCAGGCAGGGCAAGGACCACGAGCGCCTCGGAACTGTCGAAGACGACGTTGGCCGCCTCCGCATCAAGGACGAGATCAAGGAATGGAAGCCCGGAGGACGCGAATGAACGACAGCGAACGCGAGGACGGTACAGGCCGGACCGGTCTGATCGGGGTTGTGTTCGCCGCGCTCGTCGTCGGCGGCGCCGGCACCTACTTGACCACCATCGACTCGACGCGGGAGCGCGCTCAGCAGACGGCGTCCGACCTCAGCAGGTTTCAGGCCGAGGTGGTTGGCCAGGGGGCCTTAACCAATCTCAAGATCGACGCTCTCGCCTCGCAGCTCGCGGAACAACGCTCCGAGGTCCGCGAGCTGACGCGCGCGGTCAAACTTCTGGAGCGGCGTCGGTGAGCGACCCTACCCTCTACGACGTGATCAGTAGCGTCATCCAGAGCGAGGGCTCGACCTACACCGACGACGCGGCAGACCGCGGCGGACCAACGAAATACGGGGTCACGCTGGCGACCCTGCGCGAAGTCCGCCCTGGCGCGACAGCGGACGACGTCCGCAACCTGACTGAGGAGGAGGCGCGGACGATCTACATCCAGCGCTTCGTTGCCGAGCCTGGGTTCGCTCGCATCTATGAGCCGCTCCGGACGCTCGTGGTGGACTTCGGTGTGACCTCTGGACCGCGAAGGGCGACCCGGGCGCTGCAGCTCGCCGTAGGTGCGGTAGCGGACGGAATCATGGGACCAGAGACACACGAGCGACTGGCCGGCAGCAACGTCGACACGGTCTATGCGAGCGTGCTACGTCAGTACTTCGACCACTTCGTTTCGGTCGTACTGAACGACTCAGATGTGCGGGAATTCCGCCAGGCGCACCCGAACACGCAACTGAAGTTCCTGCGCGGGTGGGTCAATCGCGCCTCGAAGTTTGTCAGATGACGGTGGTGATGACATGAGACTTCTTCCCCTGTGGGCCCTGCGGCTTTTGTCTGATTGGCTGTATCGCGTGCCTGCGCTCGATCACGTTGCGGAGCGCGCGCTTGTCGAGCTTCGCCGTCGCGGGCGTCCGTGGCAGTCGAGATGACACCGCACGCCCAAGAGGCGGTGAGTCAAGAGGTCGTCCACCTTGCGGGGCACGTGGGCCAGCACCGCCCGCGGCAGCGTTGTGCGCGGTGCTCCGCGGTCCTGGTTGATCAGGGCAAGCCGTACCCGCCGGGAGAATCGGTCGTCGCCCTCGATGCGACGACATGGGCAACGTCGCGCCTGCCGACATGCCAGGCCCCGCCGCTACGCGCGCACTCGCTGATCGGAGGCCGCTGATGGAAGAGATCGAGATCGTGCCGCCCCCGGTTGTCCTTCAGCGGCGGCGCATCGACCCCCTCAACGATGCAGACGTGCGGGGGCGGGTGCAGGCGGACGAAGAGTTGACACGGATCGAGCGCTTCGTCCGCCGTCTCGCGGCGCAGAAGAAACCGATTGGCGGATTCTTCGGCGGGCTCGCCGGAGTGCTCATCACGCTCGCAGCGTTTTATCCCGTGCAGTGGATCAACGCCGCGGCCGCGGTCTGTGCCGCGATTTCGGGCGCGTTGCTGGCCGGGGGGAGCGCAGGCGTCAAGAGCGACGAGTACGAGCAGATCAAGAACCTCCTGCTCAAGGAAAGAGGGCTGATGTGAGTCACGTGTGGTTCCCGCCCCTCGTGCGCGGCGTGATGCAGCGCCCACTCCGTCCGGCGATTGTCGCTGCTGTCGTGCTCTCGGCCGTCGCCGGCTATGCCCTGATCGAGGGCAAGGACAACACCCAGCCTCCGGCAGGCACGGCGAAGCCCGCGAAGGGAGTCACGTACGCTGATCCCGTCTACGGGACGAGCGTGGTGCGCGTCACCGATCACACCGCGAGCGGGATCAGCGGATTTCAGCGCAACGACTACTCGCGGCGTCAGGCGTTCAACGCCGACAGCACGCGCTTCTTGAGCTACTCGCTCAACGGCGCGTGGTGGGTGCACAGCACGGCCGCGCTCACGCAGTCGGAGCTGCCCGGGCTCGGCGGGGATGCGGAGCCACAGTGGCACCCGACGAATCCGGACCTGCTCTATTGGCTTCCGATCAACGGGGGCCTGGTGGTCAACGAGCTGAACGTCGCCACGCGTGTCAACCGCGTGGTGGGCAATTTCACCGGCAGGCTTCCGTGGTTGGCCATCGAGCACTGCTGGACGAGGTCCGAGGGCTCACCGTCGCGCGACGGTCGCTACTGGGCGTTCATGGCCGAGACCGGGAGCTTCGAGACGCGCGGGATCTTCGTCTGGGACCTCGTCTCAGACACCATCGTATCGACGCTTTCCGGCTCTGAGCGCCCGGACCATTTGAGCATGAGCCCGTCGGGGAACTACGTCGTGGTGTCGTGGGACGACGACGTGTCCGTGTTCGATCGTACCCTAGGCAACCGGCGTCAGATCAGCACGCGGAGCGAGCACTCGGACATTGCGTTGCTGCCGAATGGGGACGACGCCTACGTGTCAGTGGACTACACCGCGGACAAGGGTGACGTGTACTTCACGAACCTTCGAACGCTCGCGAAGACCAAGCTGTTCGAGTCCTACATCGCCGGCACCGCTACCGCGCTACATTTCTCAGGCAAGGCGTATGACAGTCCCGGCTGGGTGCTGATCTCGACGTACGCCGACTACGGTGGTGCGGTGCAGTGGCTGCATCGCAAGGTATTCGCGGTGGAACTGACCGCGAACCCGCGCATTCTAAACCTCGCTCATCATCACGTGAGTCAGTACTCAGGCAACTATTGGGACGAGCCCCACGCGACGGCGAACCGCGACTTCACGCGCTTGGCGTGGAATTCGAATTGGGACGCGGGCAACACGGACGTGGACGTGTACCACGCGGTGCTGCCTGCTGGCGCGATCGGCGCGGTACCCTCGCCGAGTCCATCGCCGAGTCCGCCTGCATCGCCGAGTCCGTCGCCTAGTCCATCGCCGAGTCCCGAGCTGAGCCCGAGCCCGACGCCATGCCCGGAGTGCGCAGCCTGCCCGGAGTGCGCTACGTCGGAGCCCCTCGCGCCGAGTTTCTCGTTTCCCGCATGCACAGGAGGCAAGCGGAGCAGTCAAGTCATCTCGACTAGCGTCCTGCCGGACGGAAGGGTCAAGCGCGTGGTGGAAACCCTCACAACCGCCGGGCGATGCAGAGTCGAGGTCTTTTCCGAGCGCTGAGCAATGCTCCTACTCATCATGACGGATACGCGGACACTCGCGGGGGACGACGCCGCGCGCGCGTACAAGCGTGGGGACGTAGTTGAGGTCCGCGAAGACGGTGGCGCAGCTCACGACTTCGTCACGAATCCGATTGCAAGTCCGTTCGTTTTGATCAGAGTCGCCGACGTGACGAAGGCCGCAGCGGACAAGTACATGTCCCCGGTCTGGCTGCTGGCCAACGGTCGGCGCTTCGTCGAGCGCAGGCGCAGATACTCCATCCGCATCGACGATCTGCCGCAGCGATTCAAAAAGGCCCTGACCGACAACCGCTACGTGGAGATGACGCGCGCGCAGATCAGCGACTACTGCTACGACAAGGTCACACTGACGAACGGAATGAGCTGAGACGATGATCACGCGGTACGTGAACACGGCTTCGTCCGCAGGTGGCAATGGCACGACGAACGCCACCACGGGGGCGAACCGCGCGTACGCGAGTCTGAACGAGTGGGAGGCCGCGCGCATCGTCGGCACGCTCGCGGACGTCGAGGAGGTAATCTGCGAGGGCAGCGCGGCGGACACCACCATGGTCACGGTGTCCGGGACGACCACGAGCGCGGCCAACTACATCCTGATCAGGACCGATCCCGCTGGCCGTCATGATGGCAAGTGGAACACGTCCGCGTACCGGCTGACACCGTCCGCAGGCTTCACCGCGGCACTGATCCTCACCGAAGATCACGTGCGTGTGCAAGGTCTCCAGATCGAGAACACTTCAACCGACAGCTTCAGTGAGGGTGTGTCGTGGTCCGGGGCCGGTGATCTCTACGTCGAGAAAAATATCATTCGAAACGTCGGTGCTGGAACGGACAAGAAGGGCGTCGACGTCTCGGACTCCTCGGCGACTACGGCAGTCGCTCGCATCTACAACAACATCATCTACGGGTTTAACGGGGCCGATGCCCACGCGTACTTCGACGACTACGGGCCGGTCCTCAGCCACGTCTACAACAACACGGTGCACGGGAACACGACCGGAATCTACGTCGGAAACTTCCACGCGAATGAGCAGTGCAACCTCAAGAACAACCTCTGCAACGGGAACACGACCGACTACAACGTCAACGCTGAAGAGCTGATCTCGTCCAACAACATCTCCGAGGACGCCACGTCTCCGGACACCGCGTATCGGAACAAGGCCGTCACGTTCGTGGACGAGACCGGAAAGGACTTCCACCTCGACGGCGGAGACACGAACGCGAAGGACGCGGGCGCTGATCTCAGCGGCGAGTTCACCGATGATATCGACTACGACACGCGCAGCGGAACGTGGGACATCGGAGCCGACGAGGATGTAGGCGGCGGCGAGGTGACGGGCACGCTCGCGCAGACCCTCGCCGCCCTCGTGCTCGCCGCGACCGCCACCGTGGCCATCGCTGGCAGCGCGACGCCCACCCTCGGCGCGCTCACGTCCTCGGCCACAGCGACGGTCGAAGTCCAGGGATCCTCTGCTCCCACGCTCGCGGCCCTCGCTCTCTCAGCGGCCGGGATCGTGGGCGATGCCCCGATCGAGGGTACCCTCGACCAGACGCTCGACGCCGTCACGATCTCTGCTGTGGGCACGGCCCATGTCCAGGGCACGACCGCCGTCACGCTCGCGGCCCTGGCCCCCACTGCGGCCGGGGTGGTGGACATCGCGGGTGTTGCCGCCCCGACCCTGGGAGCACTGACGGCCCCCGGAGCTGCCGGGACTGTCGCGATCTCCGGCACGGCTACGCCCACGCTCGGTGTCCTCACCTCATCCGCAGCGGGGAGCATCCCGATCGACGGGTCTACCACCGCGACCCTCGGCTCCATCACGATCGACGCGCAGGGCGTTGTAGGCGAAGCGCCGATCGAAGGATCTCTCGCGCAGACGCTTGGGGCCGTCACCGTCGGAGCGACAGCCACCGCCGAGGTCCGCGGCCAGGCCAGTGCGATGCTCGCGGCATTGACCGGGTCCGGGTCTGCCACCGCCGAGGTCCGCGGCACCACATCCGCCACCCTAGGCACCGTCTCAGTCTCGGGCGCCGGTACGGTCGCGGTCGCCGGCAGCTCAGCCGGCCTCCTGGCTCCACTCGTGACCTCTGGCGCCCTGGGGGCCGTGGAGGTGCGTGGCGCCCTGGCCCAGACCCTCGACACGCTCTCGACGATCACTGAATCGTCCTATCAGCCCACCGCGCGCCCGGGAGACGTCTTCAGCACGCTGCTCGTCAGCTCCGGTCATACGACAGTCCTCGTCGGCTCCAGTTTCACGACGGTCCTCAGAGAGGTTTAAAGGTCATGGCCCTACAGCTCAGCGTTGCCGCCCGCAACGGCCGCTTGGACGCGATCGAGACGGAGGGTGGAGCCTCCGCGATCTTGAAGATCCGTACAGGCGCGCAGCCCGCAGACTGCGCGGCGGCCGACACCGGAACGGTCCTCGCCACGATGAATCTCCCGGCCGACTACATGGCCGCCGCCGCCGCGGGCGCGAAGGCCAAGAGCGGCACGTGGCAGGAGACTGCCGCAGATGCCGCCGGCACCGCAGCCCACTTTCGACTCTACAAGTCGGATGGCGTGACGTGCTTCCTGCAGGGCTCAGTGGGCCAGGGAAGCGGCGACCTCTCGCTCGACAACGTGGTGATCGCCGTCGATCAGGTGGTCACGATCACGGCATTCGAGCTCACGGACGGCAACGCATGATCCTCGAGGTCTAAGCAAATGGCCGTCTTCCATTTGAAACTCCGGGACACGCGGCCCGTCCTGCGCGTGAACCTCCTCAACCCCGACGGGACGCCGCACGACCTGACCGGCGTGGACGCAGTACACCTGCACGTCCTGCTCACGTCGGGCGTCCTGTTCTCCCGGGAGATGACGATCGAGGGGTCCCCCCTCCTGGGGGAGGTCGGCTATTCGTGGGTGGCCGCGGACTGGAGCGGATCGCCGGCATTGGTCGCGTCACCCAGCCTACCGCCGCCCAAGGGTACCCTCGAGCACCGCATGGAGTACGAGGTGATCAGCGGCACATCGAGGCTCACCTTCCCGAACAACGCCTACGACATCTTGCGCGTGCTGGCCGATCTGGGGCAGGGCTGATGCACGTGTCGAGTGCAGAGCGAAAGCAAGGACTCATGAGCATGCGCGTTCCCACTGCGCACACGATCGGAGATTCACTGGCGGCGCGCAGGGCGACAGCCAAGTCTCGTCTTTATCGCTCGACACCACCAGACGGGGGGCTCCCCGCCGACATAGGTTCTCCGTTTGAGACAAGAGGTTCGGGGTCCCCCCCGCGCGAATTTTCACGGAGCCCGACCTTCCGAGTCGGGTTACCACGCTTGCGCAACTGTTCCACCTGCGGCCGTTCGTACGAGCGCAAGCCTGGCAGGCAGTTCTGTTCGCCGGAGTGCCGACCATCGCGAAGCAAGGTCGGTCAACGACCGGCAACGTGCACGCTTTGCGGCAAGGTCCCGGTCAGCCGTGGCGGAAAGGACGGTTCCGACAACGTCCAACTTGCGCACCTGAGCTGCAACCTCAAGAAGAACGACAAGCTGCCGGGCGAGACCAGACGCCCGAGGCGGGCCGCTTGAATGCCTGTGTCCAAGGCGAAGCACGGCGGTGCGCCGGCTCGGCTGTCCCTCCGCGCCCTGGCGAAGAAGCTCAAGGTCTCGCATCCCGCGGTCATCAAGGGTGTCCGCTCCGGCCGGTTGAGCGGGAGCATCGCTCGTGACGCCCGTGGTCCGCACGTCACCGACTTGGCCCTCGCACGGCGCGAGTGGGCCGCCGGGGCCGGCCAGCCGGCAAACGATGGCCGCCGGGGTGGCCGCCAGGCCCGCGCGGTCGTCACGCCCCGTCGAGAAGCGACCCAGCCCGGCGGCACCCTGGTCCAGGCGCAGTATCGCGTCGCTGTCGCTCGCGCTGTTGCTCTCGAGCTGGCCAACCGTCAGCGGAGCGGCGAGCTCCTCGACCGCGAGACCGTCAAGCGCCACTACTTCGAGGCCGCCCGAATCATTCGCGAGCGGATCCTCAACGTCCCCGACCGCCTCGCCGAGCTGGACCCTGCGCTGCGCAACCGAATCCGCGCCGAGCTCCGGCAGGCCCTCGGCGAGATCGCTGACGAGCTCGAGCATGAGTAACCAGGTGTGGTCTGGCATGGCATCCGGACTGCGACCGGAGCCCGACATCTCGGTCAGCGCGTGGGCCGACGCGCACCGCGTGCTGCCGCAGAAGTCCTCGGCCGAGCCCGGCCAGTGGCGCACCATGCGGACGCCCTACCTGCGCGAGATCATGGACGCCCTTTCCTCGACCTCGGAGATCGAAGAGGTCGTGCTGATGAAGGGCGCGCAGCTCGGCGGGTCCGAGGTCCTGCTGAACGTGCTCGGCTACGTCATCGACCACGCTCCGGGGCCGGCGCTATTGGTGCAGCCGACGGTCGACCTCGCGAAGCGGTTCAGCCGGCAGCGCATCGAGCCGCTCGTCGACGCCACGCCGCGGCTCACCGGGAAGGTCGCCGACGCGCGCAGCCGCGACACGAGGAGCCGCGACGCCCACAGCAGCATGTTGTCGAAGGAGTTCATGGGCGGGCTGCTCGTGATCACCGGCGCGAACAGCGCCGTCGGCCTGCGCTCGATGCCGGCGCGCTGGCTGCTGCTCGACGAGATCGACGGCTATCCGATGGACGTCGACGAGGAGGGCTCGCCGATCGAGCTGGCCGAGGCCCGGCAGCGCACGTTCCCGCGGCGCAAGCGCCTGAAGGTGAGCACGCCCACGATCGCGGACTCCTCGGCGATCGAGCGCGCCTACGAGGCGACCGACCAGCGGCTCTACTACGTGCCGTGCCCGCACTGCGGGGCGATGCAACCGCTCGAGTTCGGGCGCCTGACGTGGACGAAGCTCGGGCGGCCGGCGGCCCAGGCCGTCTACGTGTGCCGCGCGTGCGAGGAGCCGATCGAGGAAGGGGCCAAGACGGAGATGCTCGAGCGCGGCGAGTGGCGCGCGCAGGATCCCGACGCCGACCAGCGCTACCGCGGCTATCACATCTCGGCGCTCTACTCGCCCGTGGGCTGGATGTCCTGGGGTGAGATCGCCGAGCAGTTTGTGAAGGTCCACAAGAACCCGACGAAGCTGCGCGTGTTCACGAACACCGTGCTCGGGGAGACGTGGCGCGAGCGCGGCGAGGCCCCGGAGTGGGAGCGGCTGTATGAGCGGCGCGCGGGTTACGAGATGGGGACGGTACCGCGCGGCGGCCTGGTCCTCACCGCGGGAGCCGACGTGCAGAAGGACCGGATCATCGTCGAGATCGTGGCCTGGGGCCGCGGCAAGTCCTCGTGGTCGATCGACTACGGGGTCCTGCCCGGCGACACGGCCGACCTCGAGGGCGGGCCATGGCAGCAGCTCGACGAGCTGCTCGCGCGTGTCTACCCGCACGAGGACGGGGCCGAGATGCCCGTCCGCATGCTGGCCGTCGACAGCGGCTACAACACGCAGACGGTCTACACCTGGTGCAAGAAATACCCGCTAAACCGCGTCATCGCGATCAAGGGACAGGCGAGCGGGGGCGTGCTGATCGGGACGCCGTCGTCGGTCGAGGTGACCGCGCGCGGCAAGCGTCCGGTGTTCGGCTACAAGGTCTGGCCGGTCTGCGGCAGCGTCGCGAAAAGCGAGCTCTACGGGTGGCTGAGGCTGGCCACGCCCACCGATGAGGAGCCTTTTCCTCCAGGCTACTGCCATTTCCCAGAATACGACGACGACTATTTCAAGCAACTGACCGCCGAGCACCTGGTCTCGCACAAGAACCGGCGGGGCTTCGTCAACCTCGAGTGGGAGCTGATCCCAGGCCGAGAGAACCACGTCCTGGACTGCCGCGCGTATGCCAGGGCTGCGGCGGCCCTGGTCGGGCTGGACCGCTGGAAGGAAACCGACTGGGTCGCGCTCGAGCGCGCGCTCTCTCCGGAGACACCGCCGTCGGCACCGCAGCCACCCGCGCGCGAGCCGTGGTTGCGCCGGAGGCGCTCGTGAAGATCCTCGACACGACGGGAAAGGCACTGAAGAAGGCGGCCTCCGCGGTCGTGAAGGCCGTCACGCGGCCGGCGCCCACGCGCGATCGCTGGAACTACGAGGACGCGCGCAGCGTTGCCCTCGATGGGCGCGATCGCTGGCTCGGCCCACGCCGGCGGAAGTGGCTCCGATGACGTCTCGACCAAAACGAGAAGGAGAAGGACTGATGGCAAAAAAGGAACCGACCACAGCGCGTGCTGCGGTACCCGTGGCGGCGGAGCACGTACACGTGAACATCACCCCAGAGCAGACGCTCCACGTCCACGTTGTGAAGGACGACGAGGAGATCGCGCACTACATCGCGCAGGCGCGCGGCCCCGGGCTCGCGCGTTTCACCGCCGCTCCCGAACCCGCCGCACCGGTTCAGGATCCTGATCCGGTTTCGGGTACGTAGGGCTGAGGAGGAAAAATAGATGGCGTGGGAACAGGCCGACCTCGACAAGCTCGACGCCGCACTCGCGGCCGGGGGCGCCATCCAGCGCCTGAAATTTCGGGATCAAGAGTTCGAATTCCGCTCGATCGACGACATGCTGAAGCTTCGAGCGCTGATGGCGCAGTCACTCTCCGTCAGCAGCAGCGATCCCAAAAACTATCGGCTCGCGGCAACCAGTAAGGGGGTGTGACCTTGGACGGCCCCACGTGGCTGAACCGGATGATCAGCTTTTTGGCGCCCCGAGTGGCGCTACGGCGTGAGCGTGCCCGGATCGCGCTGGAGCTGCTCCAGAGGCACTACGAGGGTGCAGCCACGGGCCGGCGCACACAGGGCTGGTACCGCGGTGGTGGCGATGCCAATGCGGTAGTCGCTCCCGCGCTCTCGCAGTTGCGCGCGGGAGCGCGCGACCTGGTGCGGAACAACGGCAACGCAAAGAGCGCGAGCAGGACTATCACGAATCACGTCGTGGGGTGGGGGATCGTGGCGAAGCCCAAACCGAAAAACCAGCGGGCCGCGGACCTCTGGAACGCGTGGGCCGGCACAACCGCGTGCGACTCGGACGGTCAGCACGACTTCAGCGGCCTGCAGAAGCTCGTCATGCGCACTGTCATCGAGTCGGGCGAGGTTCTGGTGCGTCGGCGCTTTCGCCGACCCGAGGACGGGTTGCCGATCCCGCTTCAGCTCCAGGTGCTCGACCCCGACTACATCGACACCCTGAAGCACGAGATCCTCCGAAACAGGGACGGCACGAGCTACGGCAGGATCATCCACGGCGTCGAGTTCAACGCGCTGGGCCGGCGTGTCGCCTACTGGCTCTTCCGCGAGCATCCAGGCTCGGACACGTCTACCGCAGATGCTTCCGTACGTATCCCGAGCGATGGCATTCAGCACGTCTACTACAAGGAGCGTCCAGGCCAGGTGCGCGGCCCGTCTTGGTTCGCGCCGGTCGTGCTTAGATTCAAAGATCACGACGAGTTTGAAGACGCGACGCTGATGAAGCAGAAGATCGCGGCATGCCTGGCCGTGATCGTGAGCGACCTGGACGGAGCGGCCACGCCGCTGGGTACCGCAGACACCTCGCAGAGCCCGCAGATCGACAGTCTCGAGCCCGGCTGGATCGGCCACGTCCCGCAAGGTACGACGGTCGAGACGATTGCGCCGCCGAGCGTGCGGGATTACGCCGACTACACGAAGGCCTCGCTGCGCACGATCGCCGCTGGCCTCGGCGTGACGTACGAAGACCTGACCGGCGACTACTGCATTGCACCTGAAACGCGCGTGCTCCGTGCCGACCTGCGATGGGTGCGCGCGGACGAGCTGAGAGGAGGCGACCCTATCGTCGCGTTTGACGAGGAGCGGCCCGAGGGCAGGGGGCAGCGTCGCAAGTGGCGGCAAGCCTCGGTAGTGCGCGCCGGACGACGCGATCTGCCGAGGGTGCGTGTGGTCACGGACAAAGCGACGGTCACAGTCAGCAGCGAACACAAGTTTCTCTGTACCGGGAAGCAGGGCGTGCGCTGGTCTCCCAAGGCTGGATACGGGCACGTCTGGGTGCGCGCGGACGAATTGAAGGCCGGTGATCGAATCGCTTTCCTGTCCAAGCCCTGGGAGGAGGGACAAACACACCTTCACGGATATCTGAAAGGCATCGCCGACGGTGAGGGGTGGGTCGACAGCGACTCTGCCCATATCGGCATCGCACAGAACCCCGGGGCCGTACTCGATGAAATCGGTACCGCTCTCCGGGCTCTCGGCTTTTCTCCAAGGCTGTGCCGAGCGAACGGCCGTGGTGATTGCCAGTCGTGGGAGGTATTCGGCACGGCGGAATGCCTGCGATTCCTGGGCGAGGTGCGTCCGACGCGGCTGCTCCCGAAGGCGCCCGCCATCTACGACGGGAAGGCCATGTCCGGCGGGAAGGGCAAGCAGGGCATGCAGACGCACGCGGTAGTTGAGTCTGCGATCGCGGAGGGCGTCGGTTTAGTGGTCACCCTCTCCACGACCACGCAGACCGTGATTACAGAGGGGCTCTGTTCGCACAACACCGGACTGCCGTTCTCGGCCGCTCGGATGTCCCGCATCGCTCATTGGGACCGCGTGGAGGACTGGCGATGGCAAATGCTGATCCCCCAGTTCTGCGATCCCGCCTGGGCGTGGGCGATGGAGGCGGCCGGTGTCATGGGGCTCGGAGACGCTCCTGGCGCACTGTGGACAGCGCCGCCAATGCCGATGATCGAGCCCGACAAAGAGGGCCTGGCGATCGGGCGCAACATCCGCATGGGGATCGATACGCTCTCGGGATCGCTACGCGCACGCGGCTACGACCCCGAGGAGGTGTTCGCCGAAATCGCCACGGACAACAAGAGGCTGGACGAAATGAAGATCATCCTCGACAGCGATCCCCGCAACACGACGCAGCAGGGCAACCCTCGGCACCCCACGCAGGGCACGGGCGGCGACACATTCACGGAGCCGCCAGAACCGTCCGAGCCACCTCTAGCGAAGCCCACGGCCGGCGATGATGGGGACGAAGACGACAGGGAGGAGGAGGCCGCGGAGAGAGCGCACGAGGAGCGCATGGCGCTCGTTGCCGCGGCTCACGCCCGCGCGGCTGCACCCGTGGTCCTGCGCGTCGAAAAGGGGGCGCTTCAGGTAGATGCACGAACGACGATCGAAGAGGGCGCACTCCATATCACTCCTCCGAGCGTGACGATCGCGAAGGACGCGGTTCGCGTGGACGCTCGCACGACGATCGCGGATGGAGCCGTGCGGACCGAAGTGCAGCTCCCACTGACCATCGCGGACACGGTGCACGTTCCCGCCAGGCGGCGCGTGGTGGAGCGCGATTCGGAGGGAAGGATCACCGCGCTCGTCTCCGAGCCGGCTGCGCGCGTGATCAAGAAAAAGGGAAACCGTGCCCGGTAGCGCGTGGCCACGGGAAGCCGAAGACGAGCAAATCGTCCGTCTCGACGACATCGAGGTATTGGAGGAACCAAATGGCAGTGCGACCGACAGACCTCAGCACACCGGAGCGCGGGATGAGCCTGGAGAACAGGGAGGCCGCGCCCGCGGCCGAGACGAGCGGGAAGGGGGCCGCGGGCGAGCTGCGCGCGCTGCGGGAGCGACTCGCCGCCATGCGCGCCGCCCCGGCGCCGCCATCGCCGAAGGTGGACGCCTACAGCCGAGACTGGCACGACAAGGGGTGGAAGGCGGGGTGGGCGGCGTGCCTGGAGGCGATCGAGCGGGACTGACGCCTCGACAGCAGGAAGCGCTGAACCTCATCAGTGCGTCGCTCACGGTCATGGGAGAGGCGCCGTCGATGCGCGCCATTGCCCGTCGACTTGGCGTGACGCTTCCGACGGTGCAAGGCTACCTGTCAGCCCTCCACCGAAAGGGCCACCTCTCGAGTCCCAGCCCGGCCGGGTTCATCTCTCCAGCGGGTTGAACGGGATCCTGTCAAATCGACATCTTCACCGACGACTGCCCGGTCGTGCACCCTCGTCCCGTGAAGCCGCGCCCCGCCGTGACGCCGCCCCCCGGTACCCCTCGCGTTGTCGAGATGCCTGGCCTCGCCTTCCGGGCGGCCGTGGCCCCGCAGACGGTCAACGAGGAGGAGCGCACCGTCGAGGTGGTCTGGACGACCGGCGCCGCCATTCAGCGGTACGACTGGTATTCGGGTCAGCGTTACCTCGAGGTTCTGTCTCTCGATCCCGCCCACGTTCGGCTCGAGCGCCTCAACTCCGGCGCGCCCCTGCTCGACAGCCACAGCAGCTATTCCGTGGGCGACATCCTTGGCGCCGTGGTGCCGGAGTCCGTGACGTTGACGAAGAAGGAGGGGCGCGCAACGGTGCGCTTCTCGCGCCGCGAGGCCGTCGAACCGATCTGGAGAGACGTTCTCGACAAGATCATCACGAGCCTCTCGGTCGGCTACCTGGTGCACAAGTTCGAAGA